GTTCGCACCCATACGGCCCAAGCCCTAGCTGTGTCGGTAGAAGGGTCGTAGGACAATGTGTTTAAATCGACTTTCCCTGTGTAATCAGAATTTGAATAAAACCATTGCCAACGTGCGTCATTGAATTCTTTAGCACTAACCATCATTGTTACGCATAGTACAAATATTGTTACTAATACTAACCTTTTTTTCATATTGTCATCTCCCTGTGTTAAATTATGTGGTGATAGAAATCGATTCCGTTAAGGTCCCCATCTTCAATTTGAGACATCCTTACCATACGTTCGACTAAGTTAACGTGATGTTCCACATAAAAGTCATCACGAATAATATGACTTAACTCATGTTTAATTTCCTCCCTCATGCGATCATGGGGGAGATTTTTATTTATGTAGATATTATGGGTATCCACATCTTCACATTCCTCCGACACAGCGTTGGCATGTGGCAAATCACAGTAAATTACATTAACTACCAAATTAACACTCTCCCTTATATACTATTTATTTTTTAATTTTAATAGTTCTATATATTCAACAGCTTTCTCCATATCCTCCTTACTAATATCTTTTGCTGCAGAGAATAGCATACGAGCCCCTGGGCGTGTGCGCAAGTACTCGGCGAATTCAGCAGCTTCTTTATCTAGATAATATTCCTCCTCGGTTTTATCTTGCCTTTCTACTAATTCTGATTTTGGCACGTGAAAATAGTTTGCCATCATTTCAATTTTATCTATTCTTGGATATGTATTGCCCTTCAACCAATCTGTTAAAGTAGTGTATTTAAAACCTAAATCAGCACATAGTTTATTTCTGTCTATTCCGCGACTATCCATTAGCCTTTGGAGATTTTGCGCCATAATTTCCTTATTGCCTAAATCACTCATCTCAAATTTCCTCTCTATAATAAATTCATAATAATTAATAACATAATACGATATTTCCGTAATAAATTCAATATTTAAACTAAAATTTTACGATATTTTACGGAAATTTAATAGACATTACGGTAAAACCGTAGTATACTCTAGTCATGATAATAAGTGATGTTAATAAGAAAGGAGGTAATTTATGAAATATACACTTAGAATGCTCCGCGCATCCAAGTCTTGGACACAAGCTCAGGCCGCAAAAGAAATTGGCGTATCTACGGAGACTTGGGGAAATTGGGAGCGTAAGCGATCTTATCCAGATGTGCCAAATATATCTAAGATAGAACAGGTTTTCAATGTCGCTTATGATGATATTATTTTTTTATAGTTGTTTACGGTTTTACCGTAAAAAATAAAGAGAAGGAGGATTATTGTGGACAGGAATAAATTATGCATAACAGTAGCTGAGGCTGCTGAACTAGCAAGCGTTCCTCAAGATGTGATCCGCCAATGGGCCTCTGACTTTGATTTTCCGTCAATGAAGATAGGGGCTAGAGGTGGCAAACGATTGATCCATTTAGATTCGTTTAATGCTTGGCTAGCGAAACGATGCCAGGCAAGAATAGGAGAGTGAAAAATGAAAAAATTAGCAGGTGTCATGCTGGCCACATGTTTTGGAATTTTAGAGGGCTCAGATGTGCAAGGGTACGAGTTGCATTCATCGACTATGTTACTGTTGCTTTTATGCGTTGTATCAGCAGTAGCTATTCTTTACAAATCATTTAAGGAGGATGAGCATTATGGACGATATTGATGTAATTGGTGTGCTATTTATTCCTGTTGTGACGGCCGCTTATATTATGTTTTTTGATGGTCTAATTTGGGTGCTAACACAATGAGGCCTCCTGTTAGAACATGTACTAAATGTGGAGTTAGGTTAATTCCACACACTCATAACTACATTTATGACGAGATAAATCGAAAGGCAATTAGAGTATGCAAGCCTTGCCACGATGAACATATTCGCCGTAAAAGTAAAAATGCTCGCACTCACGGTAATGAGTAACGAGCAAAGATAAAAAATATCCTATATAAATTATACCAGATAAGGAGATAAAATGCCTGAAATAAAAGCAATAAAACATAAAGCTACTGTAAATGCATTTGACTTTAATTTCTTTGCAGATAACAGGGGCAAACACGAACCATTACAAAAGGTAGCTATAGTTACTACAAATAGCTATATCAAGCTTTCGATGCCGGCTTATAGAAAGTTAAAAGGGCCGGAATATTTCAAAGTCGGTATAGATATCAACAACAAAGTTATTTGTGTGGCTCCTGCGCTTGCAACAGAGCCATATGTGATTAAACCAACAGCAGTACAAATTGAAAGAAATACTATTTATATATCCAAAAGTCGTAGCGTAATTCGTAAACTCCAGGAAATTGGAATTCCTAAAATTGTTGAAGGGAAATTAGTGGATGATGAATTACTGTTTAAATTCTAAAGGAGAACCTATCATGGAAAATCAAAATATCTTAACAATTAAATTCAACACATTGGACGATTTAGCAGTGCAAGTAGCAGATTGGAACGAACGATTAAATCATCAATGCCAAGGCACATGTATGTCGGAAACGCCAACTGTTAAAGTAACGTCAGGCACTAGTCTTGAACTAGCAGAAAATAAACTCGAGGATACATTCAAGAAAGCAATCCAAAAGGGTAGTAAAAAGATTGCAGAAGGTATAAACCAACTTGAAGCTAATGGTTGTAAGGTAAAAATCTTAGAAAATGAAGTGTCAGTGACTGCAGACGATGTTCCTGTAACAGATTTCGAAGGTAAGCTAACAAAAGCAAAAAAAGAAGAAAAGGTTGAGCCGGTAGTAGAACCTAAACCTGATGAAACGACAAAGGTCGAAGAATCTACACCAGTAGAAAACACTCAACAAGATACAGAATTAGATGTTGTTGCTGGGCCGGTAGATAAAAAAGCTTTTTATAAAGAATTCCGTGAATGGATGGGCGAAGATGGAGTAAAAGCAAAAAAAGCACTTGCAATTTTTAGCAAGCATGGTGTTACTCGTCCATCTAGCGACTCTTTGACCGATGATCTTATCACCGATTTGAAATCCATTATGGCAGAGAAGGAGGCTTAAATATGGCTAAACAACAATTTAAAAGCCAAGCAGATATATGCAAGAAGTCGCTAGACATATTACATAAAGCAATTGAACTTGACCCTGATAATGCCGAAGAATACGAAGCTAGTATTGCATACACAGAAGGCGTTATGAAAGCGTCTAACGCAATTGTAAAAGCCTTTGATGTGGTCGAGCCTCCTAAGTCAGCTACTCCTAAGGATAAAACAGAAGATGCTACAAAGGAAGAAAAGCCAAAGCGTACACGTAAGACTAAAACAGCTAAAGAACCTGCGCCAGTTGATAGTAAACTTGCTGCAGGTGAAACGCAGCCAACGGCTGAGCCTAGTGTAGAAGAAAATTCGAACATCTTTGCCATGTTCGATGATTAAGGCGGTTGGCGTTCTATGGAAACTGTGTCGAGTTTATACATCCGTAAAGTGTTCGATAGCATCATAATTGAAAAACATTATGATGCTGCTTACACAACAATTCACCATTGCGATTGCAATCACACATTTGGTGGCATCTGGAACCGCAAATATAGCATGGGTAGTGGATATTATACAGGTTCGAAATATTATGTGTGTCCTAATTGTGGAACTCGCTCCGAACCATATGTACACAAAGTAATATTAACATGTGATGACGAGGAATTATTTCCTAAAGAAATGTTTTTTGAGGTCATTAATTGCAAAGACTTCATTGATCTTCGTATTAAATATAAAGGTATTCAGCTATTTTGGGATGGAACGTCTGAAGATGGTTCTTATAAAGAAGTTTTGCGTTTTGATTTCAAAGCCAGAAAAGCTTTTTATATCGATGAAGATAAGAGAAAACATGAACTCACAGCCGATTATATTCGTGATTATGATAATCCGATTATGCCAATTTTAAAATACATAGGGAAATCGTATGCAGTTCATGGAGTTAATAAAGAACATTTGGCCAAACTCTTCAAAAGTCTGCGCCTAACATTTGAAAAGCGCTTAACAGAACAGTGTGGATACAAAGTAAAAGATGTTTATATTCCGCACTCGATTAGTGAATATGGGGGATATGGGATTTCTATGTTGGTTAATATGATCTTAAAGCTTAGAGCCCCTGACATGCCTGCTGTCACTAAAATTATTAAAAGCAACATTAAATGGACTTCACGCTATTGGATTGGTTCCATAAGAGATCTGCATTTTGATGATTCGGTTTTAACTATGACTGAAAAGGGGACCGGATTCTTAGAAGCATTGCGAATTTATCATCGAGCTCCTGATAGTAAATTATTACGTAGCATGATGGTTAATGACCCTATGATTGTTAAGCTATCAGATATGCTGAATGTTTTTAAAGACGAAAATAATCGAAGGACAATATTGACTCTTAATCGAGACAAAGGGTTCGATGATGTATCTGCGAAAATAATTAATGCAGCTCATTTAGATGAGAATATGGGCGTTAGGACTGAAAAAATACTTAATATGTGGCGTGGCCTTTCCAAACGATATGGTGAGCGAAATTTATTGCGGTATTTGCTAAATGCCACTGCATCAGATATCAGGGATATTGTTAATATGTACAGTAAAATAAATGGTAAGTATATAGCTCAAGTTTGGGATACTAATTGCAAGCTAAAAGACTTCCATGATGTTGTAGTTAATATTTACAACAAACAAGAGTATGGCGACGTAATGCTTCCGGAAGTCCCTCAGCTACAAGCTGATGTAAACGGAATGCATTTCATGGTTCCTAAGACTGCAGCTGATTTAATGACTGTAGGTAAACGGTTAAAAAATTGCGTCGGATCATACCGAGATAGAGTCATGAAAGGGACTACTGCAATAGTGGTAGTCACTGACGATGCAATGAAACCGGTCGCATGCCTAGAATTGGCCAATAAAGGCAAAAAGAAAGGCCGTCAAATATTCGACTTAGTGCAGGCGAAGCTTTTCGCTAATGAAGAGCTAAAAAAGAATGCTCAAATTAATTCAACGGTCATGCAATGGGCCAATCAATTACAGATTGAGCCTCATACCATCGATGTAGATGCCACTGTTGTATAGGAGAAGAACATGAAACTCAAGAAATTAGAATTACTAAATTTTAAAGGGCTAAAGTCCTTTGCTATAGATTTTAATGGAGATGTCGTAATTCGTGGCGATAATGCCACTGGGAAAACCACCGTTTTTGACTCTGTGTGTTGGTTACTGTTTGGCAAAGATAGCCTAGATAGGGCTGATTTCGAAATCAAAACATTGGATGGGGGTGAACCTATCCATAAAGTTAATCATGAAGTAACAGGAACCTTTACTTTGGACGAAGGTGGAACGATTGAACTCCAGCGTATTTATAGAGAGAAGTATTCATCCCCTCGTGGCGGTGAAGTAACGATGACAGGGCATACTACAGATTACTTTGTAGACGGTGTACCGAAAAAAGAAAAGGAATATAAGGAGATTGTAAATTCCTTAGTTGATGAGAATATCTTCAAGTTAATTACGAATCCGTTGTATTTTAATGAGACTTACTCCTGGCAAAATCGTCGTAAGTTGCTATTGGAAATGTGCGGAGATATTTCAGATGAAGATGTCATCGCAAGCCACGGTGATTTAAAAGCATTAACAGATATCTTATCCGGACATAGCGTAGATGATCATCGTAAGGTAGTTGCATCTAAAAAAGCGGCCATTAATAAAGAATTGGATATGCTGCCGGTTCGAATTGATGAGGCGTTAAGAGGTAAACCTGAAGTAACTGCTGATCCGGAAGTGCTACGAATTAACATCGATACCTTGAATGCAGATATCGAAAAGTTAGAAAACGATAAGGCATTATTGCAGAATGGACATTCTATTATTGATAAACGAGCCGAATTAAAAGATGTGCAGCGCAAGATTATGGCTCGTGAAACAGAGCTTCAAATGGAATATAAAAAGCAGTACTCATTGAAGTCTAATGAGTATGATGCTGTTGTTGCCGAAATCCATAATATGACTTCCAAATTAAAAGATGTGCGTAGACGACGCATAGACGCTAATAAAGAAATTGATTATCTTCAAAATGCTGTAAATGAATTGTCATTAGAATTCGAGGCCATAAACAAAGAGGCTTTTGCAATTGATATTGATACGAACTGTCCTACATGCGGGCAACCATTGCCTGAGGATCAAATTAAGTCGTCTCGAGATAAAGCTGAATTAAATTTCAATAAGCAAAAATCTAAACGTTTTGAAGAAATTAATAATATGATTGGGCTCAAAAATAATGCGATAGCGAATATTAAAGAAAAATTACAGGAGCTTGATGCCGAAGCAAAAAATACGGACGGTATTGATGCCAAAGAACGACGAAAGGCAGATCTTATTAACGAAATTGAACTGTTAAAACCTCCTGTGTTGGAAGATGATGAAGTGTATTCCGATTTAAAAGCAGAAGAGCTCATGCTGCAAATGGCGATTGATGAAGATAACTCGGATCACTCGGAAGAAATTGCTGAACTCGAGATTAAAATATCAGCCAACAAAACAGAACGCATGAAGCTAGAACAGGAACTCAACAAGTTCGCTGAAATTAAGCGTATTGATATACGTGTGTCTGAACTCGAGGCAAAGCAAGCTGAATTATCCGAAGAAAAAATGAAGCTCGATGAAGCCTCTTATCTGATGGATGAATTCGTCAAGGCTAAGGTTCATATGTTGGAAGAAAGTATTAATGCAAGGTTTAAATTGGCAAGATTCCGTATGTTTAACATCATGCTGAATGGCAATGTTGAAGAATGTTGTGAAACCACCTATAAAGGGGTGCCATACCGCAGCATGAACAACGCAGCACGTATTAATGTAGGCTTAGACATCATTAACGCATTGACTAGCTATTTCAAAGTTAGTGCTCCGGTGTTTATCGATAATGCCGAAGCGGTGACTGAGTTTGTTTCTGTAAATAGTCAAACAATTAAGCTCGTTGTTGATGAATCAGAACCACAATTAGTGGTTAAGGAGGTGTGAGTATGACTAACTTACAAATTTTTAATAATGATACATTTGGCCAAGTTCGTATTTTAGAAAAAGATAACGAATTATGGTTTGTTGCAAAAGACGTCGCTGATACTCTCGGGTACCAAAACGGTAGTCGAGATGTAAACCGACATACTGATGAAGAAGATAGAACAAAGACAATGGTGTTTGATGGCAATCAAAATAAAGAAACGATTTTGATTAATGAAAGCGGACTTTATTCCCTGGTACTATCCAGTAAACTACCAACGGCAAAACAATTCAAACGTTGGGTCACATCTGAAGTAATTCCTCAAATTCGTAAGACTGGTGCTTATAGCATGAATATTCCGAAGTCGTTGCCTGAAGCTCTAAGAGCGTATGCTAATGAGGTGGAATCGCACAACGCGACAAAAGCTATTGTCGCTCAGCAAGAGCAGCAGATAGCAGAATTTAAACCGGTTAAGGATTACGTTGATAAGATCTTATCTAGTAAATCTTGCTTAACCATCACACAAATTGCCGCTGACTACGGTATGAGTGCTCAAGAACTAAATAAGATTTTGCATGAAGCTGGTCTACAACGCAAGGTCGGTGATCAATGGATTCTCTACAAGCAGCATATGTCAAAAGGATTTACTAAATCCGAAACCTTTACGTTCTGCAGAAGTGATGGTCGCTTAGACTCTAAAATCACCACTAAATGGACGCAAAAAGGTCGTTTAGAAATTCACAATATTTTATCTAACTTAGATATCCACGCTGTATGCGAAAACGTGGCATAGGAGGCACATAATGGGAGAAGTAACAAAAGCACAAACTCAAACACCATCTCTTAAAACTATGGTGTCTAGTGAGTCAGTAAAGAAACGTTTTAACGAAATCTTAGGTAAAAAATCAGCAGCCTTTGTATCCAGCTTGATTTCTGTATCTAATAATAATGAACTCTTATCGAAAGCAGATCCTACTACAGTTATTACTGCAGGTGTGATGGCAGCTACTTTGGATCTTCCAATCAATCAAAATTTGGGGTTTGCCTACATTGTTCCATTTTATAACAGTAAGAAGAAAATTAATGAAGCTCAATTTCAAATGGGTTATAAAGGGTATATTCAGTTGGCCATGCGCACAGGTCAATATAAGACCATTAATGCTAGTGAAATTTATGAAGGCGAAATTAAACACCATAACAAACTTACTGGCGAGTTCGAATTAGGCGAGCGGACTGGTGATAATGTAGTTGGTTACATCGCTTATTTCAAACTCATTAATGGCTTTGAAAAGTATTTATATATGTCTAAAGAAGACGCTGAAGCACACGCTATAAAGTATTCCCAAACATACAAAAGGGGCTTTGGCCTTTGGAAAACTGACTTTGACGCCATGGCCATTAAAACAGTACTCAAACGTTTGTTAAGTAAATATGGCATTTTATCTGTTGAAATGCAGAGCATGGCTAATGCAATTTCTGTCGATGGAGCGGTAATCCGTGATAATAATGGCGAACTTACCCCTGATTTCGAAGGTGAAACTATCGATGTTAAATCTGACGTAGCAGAAACCATCGCTAATAACGCAAATTCTGAAGCCATTGACATTGAACCTGGTCCTGCCAGTGAATTCGTTAATCCGGAAACTGGAAAAGCAGTTAATATGTTTGGTGATTAATTGTGATTAGTATTCAAGCATTCGGTAGTAGCTCAAAAGGGAACTGCTACCGAATTCAAACCTCAACCAATGGTGATGAACTGCTACTTGATGCAGGGCTGTCTTTTAAAGAAATTCAACGCTATTGTCGCTTTAACTTTCTACACCTATGTGGTACTTTGCTCACACATCAACACGGAGACCATAGCAAAGCCGTAAATGATCTATTAAAGCTAGGTCACCGCGTGTATATGCTAAAAGATACTGCAGACGCGCTATATGTAGCAGGGCATCATAAAGCCATCTATATTACGCCTAGGGTTCAATTTACAATAGGTAATTTTAGTATTTTACCGTTTGAATTAGAACATGACGTCCCTAACGTTGGATTCTTAATTTCAGATGGAGAGGAAAAGCTTCTATATATCACCGATACATATTACTGCAGATATACCTTCAAAGATGTGGATCACATCATGGTTGAATGTAATCATTCCTATGAAATCCTAAACCAACAAGTAGATGCTGGTTACCTGGATGAAAAACGAATGGAACGATTAATTCAATCTCACTTTTCCCTGGAGAATGTTATTAAATTCTTAAAGTCAATGGACCTAACTAAGTGTCAAGATATACGGCTACTACATTTATCAGATAGTAACTCAGATGCAGAAACATTCAAACGAGCGGTTCAAGCTGCTACTGGTAAATTAGTAATCGTAGAGCAAGAAAGGAGCCCTTATGATTATCAAATCAATTCAAATTAAAGATAACGACATCAGTATTGCCTACCAGAAACCATCTGCCACAGGCCTTACGGATGTATTTACACTAAAATCTAAAGATGATCCACGTCCTGAACTTCTGCAAGCATTCAGTAAACTGCAGTCTATTGTGAAGAAGAACTTTGAATTCTTGGAAGACTTTAAAATCCCATTTTTGGTAAATACATTTAAATTTAAGTATGGCGACATTGAAGGTCTTATTAACCAGGTTGGTGTTGAAGGCATCGTATCTGATATGAACACTCCTAACGAATTCAAGTTCAAAACAGACTGGTTAAATGTTGAATATGCAGACTCTACATTCGCTATCTCCGTTCAAGACTTGATCGATGAGTGCATAAAGTTTATTATGGGACGTCGAGCCCAGGATAATTTATTTAATGACAGTGAAGAGTGATAGATATGGCGAAAAATCAATCATACTACTTTAGTCATGACATCAATGCGAGTAATGATCCTAAAATCGCTGCTATGATTTCAGAATTAGGAATGATTTCATATGCCTGGTGGTGGATATTGATTGAAAAATTAGCCGCAGCAGATGACTATAAATTGCCACTAAAAAAATATACATTCGTCGCTTTGGATAATGAGTTAAGGATGAATAATGAACAAATTTTAACAAGTGTTCAACAAGTGTTCAACAAAAACCAACACGTGTTGGAACAAAATTCAATGTGTTCATTTTGTTCATTTTTGTTAATTTATTTGTTGATTCATGACTACGAATTATTGGACTGTGATGACGAATATTTTTGGTCGCCAAGCTTAATTCGAAGATTTGAATTTAAAAAGGCGAAAGAGGAAACTATCCGCGAAAAACGTAGGTTGGCGGGCCTTAAAAGTGCGGAGTCTCGCAAAGCAAAAAAACAAAATTTAACACATGTTCAACAAAATTTAACACATGTTCAACAAAATCAACTAATAAAAGAAAAGAAAAGAAAAGAAAATAATATAGAGAGAGATACGCGCGCGCGTGAAGATGAAAATCCTCTATCTATGTTTGAAGATGAAGAAGTAAAAAATAAACCCATTTACGAAATGTATATGAAATCAATTGGAGTTGTATCACCTACTATTAAAGAGCGATTAGATGATCTAGTTGAATCATATGGCAAAGAACGAGTCATTGTTGCTATTAATACCACAGCGGATAATGGTGGCAATAGTATCAAGTATGTTGAAACTGTCACGGCAGGGAATTTAAAGCAGGAGGTGCAAAAGGATTTTGGAGCAAGCAAATGTAACAGCAATGCTAGAGGCGTGTCTCGAAAAAATTCGAGAAAGGACGAAGACGTTGACTGGGAAAAGGAATATCAAAGCGTCCACGGTAAAAAATGAGTTCTTTTACCCGGTCTACGATGAACCAGTAGTCATTCAAACAAACGTTAATACCACCTATTCCGCTGTCGGAATCCCAAATCGGTATTATGATATGGATTTCGACTGGTTACGCAAATACGGTAGCTTTCCAAAAGAGAACGCTGAAGCTTACGACGTGGTTAAAAGGTATTCTGATAATCTGAAAGCTAATCTTGATTCTGGCAAGGGCCTCATATTAAGGGGCCCAGCTGGTACCGGCAAGACATCGATTGCAGTGAGTATCTTAAAACAGGCTATGGCATTAGGCAAAGGATGCCTCATGATTTCGATGCCTAATCTATTAGACACCATGCTTACACTATCTAAAGGTGATAATGTGGCTTATCTAAGATTTGAGCAAAAGCTTAGGAATATCCCATTGCTATTGCTCGATGACTTTGGTGCGGAGTACTCCAAGTCTGATTGGGTACCGTCTAAGGTTGAAAGCATCATTATTGATCGCTACAACCGGATGAAACCTATAATTCTTACGACGAATTACAGCGATGCTTGGACTGAAAAGAATTATAGTCAACGGGTGTATGACCGCCTACGCGGTGAATATGCTGTGGCTATATTCAATGGAGAGTCTCACCGATGAGAATCATATTACGATGTCAGTTTAGATTTAGGAAGAAAACGCATGACCGGTTCCCAACGCTGAATGAATATATTGACTGTGAGCGTGGCTCTACCATAGCGGCAGCTGCTATGAAGAAGAAGTGCACTGAGCAGGTTAAAGAACAATGCCTTTCGCAGCAAATAGGACCTGTTAATGGGAAAGTAGACCTCCTATTTGAATGGCATTCTTCAACCAGGCATGATCCTGATAACGTGGCTTTTGCCAAGAAGTTTATTTTGGACGGATTGCAATTAGCTGGTGTACTAGAAAACGATAACAGAAAATTCATCGGTACTATGGCCGATGAGATTATTCAGGATGATGAAGACTATGTAATCTTACATATCACGGAAAATATGGGAATATTCCTGTAGTCGTGAATGGCTATAATTTTAAAAATTTCATATGCAGAATGAAGTTTTTATTGCAATAAAAGATTACATCAAGAAAGGGCGTTGAAAATGACAGTACGTGAATTAATTGAGTATTTAGAAAAATGTGACCAAGATCAAGAGTGTTATATCGGTGCAAACGAAACATTTTATGAGATTGACTACGTTGATAATTTGTATGATGGATTTGGAATAAATATTGTTGCCGGATGGGAAAAGCAAGAAGAAGAGGAGTAATTAAATGTTAACAAGCGAAGAAATTGGCAAATTAGCTAAGTTTATTGAAAACAGAAAGGCTTACCCATTCATATTGAGCGCTGATAACCTAGCTATTATCGTTGATAAAGATAAAATCTCATATTCATTAATCGTAACAGATGAATTTGATCGCATATTGCTTTTGGTGGAAGATAAGCTCGATAGTAATAAAGCCTTGGAAGTTAGGGAATATTATACAAGTCAAAGTGAATGTGATTTGGTAGAGACTGCATTGAGGGGTATATTATGCTAATTGAAGATAAAAATAAATGGTGCTGGGTCGATGACTACGGAAATGCAGGTGACCCACGAGATACAATACAAGAGGCTATCGATGATCTTATGGAGTGTGAACCTGATTTAAAAGAGACATGGCTCACAGATGAATATGAACGAGTTGTGAGAATAGGACATCCTAATTATTACACTCCAGAAGTTGATGCAGAACGAGTGATTGAAGACATTATCAATTATGATATTGATGATGAAATAGCTGAGTGGACTTGTGATTATTTATCAAATGTTAAGACTGAACATATTGATGAGCTAAGCGCAGCTTTAACAAAGGTATTCCGTGATTGGGAAAAGAAATATGGCTATAAAAATAAAGGTCATGTGGTTTTAGAAACAAAATCGTATCCTGTTGATAGCAAAGGCAGGCTTATTGTATTGTAAATACTGATTATATTTAATTATTTCTTATGAAGCTGGTATACAAATTCGGACTAAAACAAAATATATAGTAAAAGGGGGCAACATATTTGAATGAATATGATATTGAGAAAATCACAAGGTTGGCCACAGAGGTGGCAACCAAAACTTACTATGAATTAGCCAGACAAGAAAATGCTCAACTAGGTCGTAAACTTCGACACAACACGATCAAGTTATTAAAACATTACAGTCAGCTGCAGTCTTATGTAGACAACGCTATCTCGGATTCGACACAAGCCGAGGATATATGGCTCAATGAACTGCTAGTTGATATGTTTGACGACAACAGCATAGTAAGGGTAAATGCTATTGTTAAGAGCAAAGAAAAAACAGCATTGATGATGAGGCATGTGAATAATATGCTAGATATCTATGCTGAGAAATGCAATGCAAAGCAATTCAAGTATTGCGAGTGCATGCGCAGGTATTATATTAATGGGGAAACGCTAGAGCAGATAGCGGACTCTTTTTCTGAAAAGCCAGATGTTCGTACCATCAAACGCTACATCGCTAGAGGAATTGAAGAACTATCCGTATTGCTCTGGGGGGTTATTGGGTTAAATACAAAAATAGCCTAATGAAATTGTCCCAAAACTGTCCTAGACGTGTCCTTCTTGACAATTTATAATGATAGTGTGAGTTAATAGGAAAACAAATACTCTATCTCTCAACGACACAGTGAAACCTAGAACATTAAAACGAAAAGACCACTTAATCTAACGGTTAGGTGGTCTTTTTATATGCAAATTTAAGGAGGCGAGGTGAATACGATTGACTGATGTGTATTGTGAAAAGAGACGATGCTTAAACAATGTTAAGGGTTGGTGCAAAGCAAATGGTATTCATATTGATCATATGTGTAAATCGTATGCACCTTCACATTCTTTAATCAAAACTAAAACGGCGAAGGTTCATAAAGACCGTGGTAAGTACAAACAAAATAAAGGTGTATTGAAGTAGCCAGGAGGTGAGATAGTGGCTGCATTAAAAAATAAACGGCATGAAAAATTTTGTCATGAGTACATAAAGGATATGAATGCGACGCAGGCTGCTATTCGCACTGGCTATTCTAAAAAAACAGCCAAGATGCAAGGTAGCCGTTTGATGACTAATGATGACATTAAATTAAGGGTCGCCGAGCTTAGAGATGCTTATTTGGACGAAAATATCATGACGGCTAAACAGGTCGAATATGAGCTTACAAGAATTGCGCTTGGTCTATCAACAGAAAAGACCGTTGTGATTGAGGGACAAGGGGATGGCTGGTCGACAGCTCGTATCATGGATAAGCCGCCGGATGAAAGATCCAGACTAAAGGCTCTTGAACTTATGGCCAAACGACATCGAATTCTATCTGGTGATACAACCATCGATGTACAACCTGTAATCATCGTAGGCGGTGATGAGATTGCCGATTAAATGTGAAAAGGTTTATCTGCCTGATATCATTGGCAAAGGATATGGAGCGTTTTGGCGGTTCAAAGGTCGCTATAAAGTAGTTAAAGGCAGCCGTGCTAGTAAGAAGTCGTCTACGCAATCATTAAAAGTGATTGTGGAAATAATGGAAAACCCTGCGATTAATTGGTTAGTAGTACGTAAGACAGAACGAACTCTTCGTGATAGTTGCTTTGCACAACTTAAATGGGCAATGAGGCAATTAAAGGTAGAGAAGTACTTCAAATGTTCTGTATCGCCCCTTGAAATTACCTATATACCAACTGGACAAAAAGTCCTGTTCCGTGGGCTTGATGATCCATTGAAGGTAACATCTATCACGGTTGAAGTTGGAGCTCTGTGTAGGCTTTGGATAGAAGAAGCTTACGAGATTATGAGCGAGGATGCTTTCAACAAACTGGATGAATCTATTCGTGGTCAGTTGCCTGAGGGAATGTATCATCAAGTAGTTTTAACTTTTAACCCGTGGTCTGATAGGCACTGGTTAAAGAAACGTTTCTTTGATGAGCCTAGTCAAAATGTGCTGGCTTTGACGACCAATTATATGTGTAATGAATTTCTTAGTGAGTCAGACTTAGCGCTTTTCGAAGAGATGAAAAAGAACCCTAAACGGTACCAAGTAGCTGGCTTAGGTAACTGGGGCGTGGTTGAAGGCCTTGTATATGAAAATTGGCGCGAATTAGCTTTTAATGTTAGTGACATTAGAAGTCAAGAAGGCATAAAATCAGCATTTGGGCTCGATTTTGGTTACACAGTAGATCCTACAGCACTAGTGTGCATGCTAGTTGATATGGAGAATAAGAAAATCTACATATTCGACGAGCTATACGAAACAGGGTTAACCAATCAACAATTAGCATCTCGTGTTATCGGCATGGGCTATGCGAAAGAAAAGATTCGAGCCGATAGTGCCGAGCCTAAATCTATTGAGGAACTGTACCAGGCGGGTCTCAAAGGGATAACTAGGGCGCGCAAGGGCAAGGACAGCATATTAAATGGTATCCAGAGAATACAAGACTACGAATTGATTGTTCACCCAAGATGCGTTAATGTGCTGCGTGAGTTATCCACGTACCAATGGGCGAAGGATCGCTTTGAAAAATATACAGGGAAACCTGAAGATGAAAATAACCATGCTATGGATGCTATGCGGTATGGTTTGGAAGATATTAATGTAGAAAGGTGGTCGTTTGATTGATACTATCTCAGCTATGGGACCGTATTATAAAAGGTTCAGCTACGATGTCAGAGCGAGAATTTTTGCGAGTGCAGCTTAGCAACTTCTTAGCAAGTGAGCAGCGTAAAACAATGGTTACTGCTATTGATTATTACAATGGGAAGCATGACATTCTAACTAAGCAACGATATGTTGTTGGTGAGGGTGGTAAGCAACTTGCATTACAAGGCGTGCCTAACAATCAAATTGTAGATAATCGATTTGATGATTTGGTTGACCAAAAAGTTAATTACTTATTGTCTAAGCCGTTAGACATTAATGTAGATGATGACGAATTAGATAAGTTGTTTGGTATTCAATTTCAACGGATGTTAAAGTCTGTTGGAAAATTCGCCACTATGGCTGGCAAGGCCTACATTCACCCTTATATTGGTGTTGACGGCTCTCTTAAATTCAAAATGATGAAGCCGCACCAGGTGTTGCCATTTTGGGCAGACGAGGAACACACACAATTAGATGCTTTCTTATATTTGTATGATATTGAGTACTATACGGGGCTAGAAACTAAGACTATCCATAAGGTGGAGTATTACACTCCAACAGGCATTCAATATTATGTTTGGGATATGGAACAACTAATCCCCGATGCAGATAAAACAAACACAGCTAACTTTGCTATTGATGATAAGCCATATAACTGGGAACGAATTCCTTTGATCATGTTCCGAGCTAATGAATTCGAGCAGCCACTTATTATCAAAGTGAAATCACTTCAAGATGCATTAAATAGATTGCTTTCTAACTTCCAGGACAATATGGAAGAGGATATCCGCAGCACAATTTTGATTTTGCAGAACTATGATGGGCAGAACCTTGCCGAATTTCGACAAAATCTAGCCACATATGGAGCTATTAAAGTGCGTACAGTTGATGGTGTCAATGGTGATGTAAAAGCGCTTAAAATCGAAGTGGATAGTGATAACTATCAGTTGCTGATAAATCTTTTGCGTAAGGCTATCATTGAAAATGGGAGAGGATTTGACGCTAAAGATGATCGTATGTCGAATAATCCTAACCAAATGAATATTATGTCCATGTATTCCGACATCGATTTAGATGCCAATGAAATGGAGTTGGAGTTTAAATCTAGCCTGCATGATTTAATGTGGTTCGTTAACACATATCGTGGCTTAACTAATCAAGATACAGTCGAAGAAGTGGACTTCATCTTCAATCGAGACTTGCCTATCAATGAAGGCGATACTATTAATAACTGTAAAAACTCCGTTGGCATCATCTCCAATGAAACTATCATTGCAAATCATCCTTGGACAAAAGATGCTGCTGAAGAGCTAGAAAGATTGAAAAAAGAACAATCTGAGATAACAGCTGATTTTGTCGTACCAAATGGTGGTGAGGATCATGGCGAATGAGTACTGGGAAAAGCGATATGAGCATCTACTTGATGAATCGTTCAAAAAAGCCAATCTTACTGATGAGGAAATTAAGGCTAATTATGCTAGGGCATTGCGTCGAATAGAGAAAGCTATTAATGACTGGTATCGCCGATTTGCTACAGAAAATGGCATACAATTAGCTGAGGCTAGGAAGTTATTAAACGCTTATGAGATGAAAGCCTTTAAAATGGATTTAGCTGAATTTAAGGCAGAAGCTAAGAAACTAGGCGTATCTGAAGAACATCAACAAATGCTATCAAATGCATCAATTCGTGAACGGCTAAGTCGAGAACAAATGTTATACATTAATGTAATCCACGAAATTGAAATACTATCCCAACGGCAAAATATTTCAATTAAAGACTTATTACAAGATGTGTATCAATCCTCCATATACAAAACGGCATATACTGCTCAGACACAACGAGGATCATATTCCAATATTAATACGATTGACAGCAAGCGTGTTGATAGTGTCGTTCATAGCCAATGGGCTAGTGATGGGCAAGATTTTAGTACCAGAATATGGAGTGATACATCAAAGCTAGTTGCAAATTTACAGAATGACTTTACTCAGGCCCTTATTATCGGACAAGGTGCCGATACGATGGCGGACAATCTGAGTAAGCGCATGAAAACGTCTTACAGTAACGCTAAGCGCTTAGTTGAAACAGAGACCGCACGGGTGCATGAACAAGGATTTCTTGACAGCATGAAAGAACTTGAAATTGAGGAGTTAGAAATATTAGCTACCTTAGATAGTCGTACATCACCAATCTGCAGACGAATGGACAGAAAACGAGTGAGATTAGTCGATGCTAAACCAGGTGTTACTGTCCCTCCGTTTCATTGCTATTGCCGGTCCACAACAATCCCATATATTCCTGAACTCGAAGGTGAAACACGTACAGGGCGAAATCAGAACGGAAAGAGTACCGATTTTGACGGAGCTATCACGTACGATGAATGGGAAAAAGAATACATTAATTAGCGGCGGGAACGCTGCTTTTTTATTGCCATTTTAGTATTGTTGGGCGATAACTAACAAGACCGTAGACGTGAGGTGTAGCTCACGAAAATAAAGCGAAATGGGTATTTTATTTAAGGAGGTCATTATGACTAAGGAAGAATTATTAGCATTAGGATTAACTGAGGAACAGGCCGCTAAAGTAGTTGAGGACTACGGCAAGAACTATGTTTCTAAGGATCAATTTAATTCTAAGAATGAGGAACTTAAATCCGTTAAAGGTGAACTAACGACTCTTAATGGTGAAATTGATAACCTCAAAAAATCTAATGCGGATAATGCGGAGCTTGCGAAACAAATTGAAACGATGAAAGCTGATGCGGATTCTCGTAAAGCTGAATACGAGAATAAAATCGCACAACTTGAAATCGACAATATTGTGAACGTAGCATTGTCCAACGCAAAAGCTAAAAACAACGTTGCAGTCCGTGCGCTATTAGATTTAACCGATGCAAAAGTAAAGGACGGCAAAATCAAAGGATTAGATGAACAACTTGCTGAAGTTGCGAAAGCTAATCCTTATTTATTTGGGGAAGCGTCCGCCCCTAAAGGTGTAGCGCCTGGTAACCCTGGCGGTAAAACACCAAGTGGCGCAGTAACTAAAGAAGACTTCGCTAAAATGACGTACTCTCAACGGGCGGAGTTATTCGCAAACGATGTTGAACTTTACCATTCATTAACAGGAGGAAACGCTAATGAATAAACAATTCTCTTTTAATTTGCAAACATTCGCGGATGGCCCAACTAAAACGGCTAATATAATTAATCCGCAAGTTATGGCCGACATGGTGTCTGCTGGCTTGCCAAAAGCAATTAAATTTACACCGATTGCTAAAATTGATGACACTTTGGCTGGTGCACCAGGAAATGAAATCACTATTCCTGCATGGGGCTACATTGGCGATGCGGAAGATATCGCAGAAGGCGTAGAAGTATCTGCAACTCAAATGTCCACATCCGTCGCTAAAGCTACTGTTAAAAAAGCAATGAAACGCGTAGATATCACAGATGAAGCTAAATTGTCCGGTTATGGCGACCCAGTAGGCGAAGCTACTCATCAATTGCGTTTGTCCTTGGCCTCCAAAATCGACCAAGACGTAGTAACAGCACTCGGCGGCGCTACTCTTACTATAACTGATACGAAAACCATCTCCTACGCTGGCGTAGTTAACGCAGTAGACAAATTAAACGAAGAAGACTACGTAGAAAAATATTTGTTCGTAGCACCTTCTCAAATTTCCACACTTCGTAAAGACCCTGACTTCATCGACAAAACAAAATACGGTAATGACGTTATGATGACTGGTGAAATCGGTATGATTGCAGGCTGTCGTGTTGTAACATCTCGCCGCATCAATGATACTGGCGCAACTATCGACAACTTCATCGTTGGCGTAACTGCAGAAGTGGAAGATGGTACACCTGTATTACCTGCAGTAACAATTTACATCAAACGCGACGTTATGATTGAAGCTGATCGTGTTCCTGAAAAAGGCTTGGACAAAATCGTTGCTAACGAACACTACGTTGTTGCGTTGACTAACCAATCCAAAGTTGTAAAAGCTACATTCAAAAAATAGTAGGTGATCACAATGACCACGAAAGAGATGGTTTTACAGCTCCTTGAATCGTGGCTTGGGTATGATGCAATTTCTGATGGAAATATCATTGAGTATGTGATTAATGCGGAAACGCAACATATCCTCAATGATATCAATCAGAAGGAATTACCTAGCGAATTACAGCACGTTCTCGTATATCGTGTAATTGGCAGCTATATCACCACAAACAAAAACAAATTGATTGAAGTTGACGGAGAGATGGCGAGCTCCATTAAAATGGGCGACACTGAAGTTCAATTTAAAGGGACCGACAAGGCATCTCGTCTCCAAGAATTGGCCACCGCTTTGAGTGGGTATGGAAGGGGTGACCTAGCATGCTTCCGACGGCTAAGATGGTAGACGCTGCTAGAAAGCAGTTAGAACGATTATACGATTGTACGTGTTATGTTATCTCCGAAGTGGATGCAATGGACCCCGATACTGGAATTATGAGTAAAACTGCCAGTAGAGAGGGTCCTTTTGCTTGTAGAATTAGCTATAAAACTCTCTCTACAGGTCAAATCGCTGAAATTGCGAAATTTAGTACCACCACGGTACTTTTCATCGCTCCGGATGTAATCATACCAAACGGGGCTCGAATTGAGCTTATAGGGCGAAATACGAAGCAACTTTTTCGCAGTGCCTCGATTTCTGCGCGATATGACACCCATCAAGAGGTGCAACTCGAAAATTTAGAGGTGCATTGACATGGGCGTTGAATTTGACATGGAAGATTTTGCTGAATTTAATCGAAGCCTGGTCAAACTGAGTCAATCGGGTAGCCTTCAGAATTTTAACAAGCAAGTTGTGAAGGAAATGGCCAGCGTGTATGTGCGTGAAGCTAAATTGAATACACCAGTCGGGAAACAATCGGTTAAATTCATGCAAAATGGCCAAGTACAAATAAAGTACTTTGATAGCGAGCATACTCGCCAATCGTGGAGTGTTGGTAGTTATCGACTGGACGATAGAACCGGACGGATTAGGGTGTTTAACACATCCTCTTACGCCTCGTTTCTTAACGATGGCCATCGGCAAGAAGTTGGGAGATTTCTACCGTGGATAGGCCAATCTAAAGGCGGAGTAATGCAAGGCGGGAGATTGAAAAAGCCTTGGGTAGATGGTGCGTACATGCACGAGAAAGCTGAAAAGGCACTCAGTAAAAACGCTAAACGTATTATGGAAATTACATTAAAGAAATGGATTGAAAAGCATGGTGGATTCTGATGTATTAACAGCTGTATCTAAAGCCGTACATACGGCACTCAACGTGCCTATATACCTAGAATTCAAAGAAAACAATATGGCATTCCCGTGCGCATACATCAAGGTGATTGAGCCTAGTATGGGAAGACATGTCGGTGATCTTTACAATAAGATCGGA